CAATTCCCTAAAAGTAAGGGTTAAAGATACGGGGTCTGAGACTACCCTACTAACATCTCTTTTATCACCATCTAATAAGTCAGTAATTTCTTCAAACTCTTTTTGGGAAGTTTTAGAAATAGTCTCCGTCAAGTTCAATTCTGAAGGAAATAAATTATCTTCTGTTCCACTCCCATCTGCATAAATAAAACCAACCTCCTCGGAAGAAAGTTCGGTGGTATATATTCTTATGTCGTCGAATTGCCCCTCGGGAGTTTGTCCATAGGTATATGTGTTGTTCCCCTGTCCTCCAATATATCTATATCTAAAAGGCGCACTATCGTCATTTTCTGTTGCTGTGTCTGCTAAATTTCCATCTACATATAATTTACTATCAGTTGAGCTAAAGACTAAGCTATAATGATGCCATTCTCCATCATCTACATCTATTCCTGTACTAAAGCCCTTGTCCCAAAAGTTATTAGTATTGCTCTCTACGAGTAATTTATTATCAGAGGGCCTTAATTCTATATTAGAATTCCAGCTACGTAGTTCCCTCTGGAAGAGCATTTGAAACTTGGGATTGGAAGTTTTATACCAGAATGCAATAGAGTGATGATTTGAAATAACCTCTAAGTTAGCATTAAATTGAATATAATCCTCATCATCCTCGGTGCCTTCGCCAGAAGCATAAATACTTTGAATTTCCCCTTCATCTAAATCTCGATTATAAATCCGAATGTCGTCTAGTTTTCCCCATAAGGGACTATTAGTCCCATAGGCACCCATCCTAAAAAATCCTGTCTCATTCAAAGGTAAAGAAATATCCGTTATCTCTTTTGTTAAAATGCCATTTCTATATCCTTTTATTTCCCCATTGGTTTCTCCGGTTCCCGCATTTCTCCAAGTAAAACAAATATGCTGCCAGACTTCCCTAGTTAACCCCACCCCCCCTGGATAGGCATTGGATGCTCCGTTCCAATGTATTGAAGCACTATTAATCCCATAAATCAGGGGCTTGGAATCTGCGAATTGAAATTTGCCCTCTTGATTGTTGCCCTCATAGACCGGACGTCCATAAGTATAAATCCAAAAACAGAGAGTTCCGTTGGGGAGATAAGTATGGGTGCTAGGAGAGGTAGTTAAATGTACTGGAGTAGTAACAGTTTCCTCATCAAATTGCCAAGAAGTATTAATTTTTCCGGAAACTCCTGGAATGCCCCCATTGGAAGCCTCGGCGTTCAATCCCCCCACACTATCTAATGCGGAAGTTCCAGAGGTCTCATTCATTTTCCAATGATGAATTAATCCTCCTCCTACAACCCCATTAAAACTCAATGCCCCATTTATTTTCCCAGAAGCAGTCATCAAGCTAGTATTTCTAGAAGAAATAGCTTGATAGTTTCCAGTACTATCCACAACAACAGTATTATCTGCATTATCGTTTAAGAGATAGTGAGCAGCGGGGGTTGGGGGAAAAGATTCTCTCCAGAGATAGTACGATTTTCGATTTCTTCTCCGTCACGAGTAACCACTATCTTCAATTGGCCACCTCGAGAATTCTTATTTATGATACTTGTATTTTCCATGTTATCTGTAGCGTGTCCCCACTGATAACATTAACTGGAGAAAAAACTTGTCGGCATAGAAGGTCTCCACCAGTATCAGAATTAAACATTCCAGCCTCTGTTACCGCAAATGAATCTGTAAAGGAGAATGATGATACTAATTGTGCAGTATCGTTTGTAATGGAGGTAGTGATTCTAGTTCCAGAGCCAGCAGCTCTTTGCCCCCCTCCGGTAGTTATCTCTGATTCTAAAGAGGTGTTTCCTGCAGCAGCGGCAGTAGTTCCAGTTCCTAAAGCGATATAATCAAAATCATTGCTAGAAATATCGGTTAAAATTAATGCAGCAATGGCTGCTTTACCTGAACTTGTAACTAAATTATCAATAACTCTTTTATCTATGAGTTCTCCGTTTCTTTTGTGTGCTATTTCAAAGCACCCATTTAATTTAAAATAAGTTGCGTTATCTTGTTTCATTTTCCAATCCCAATTAATTCTTTACTCTGCTACAAAGGGCTTTTGCGTCTGTTCCATCATCTGTATACCAAATCACATTAGTCAATACTTGTTCTTTTATTTCTGCAAGCACTTCTGCGATTGTTCCAGATAATCTTACCAAAAGTCCGTTCTGAGTTACACTTACTGTCATCTTCTTTTGTCCTCCATTTTAGTTTTATTAGAGTCACGACTAAGAGCTTAAAGCACTATATAAATATTTCTTTACCTAAAGAAATTATTCATCCAAAGCGATGTAACCAACTGATACGTCACTAGTAGTTGAAGCATTATCTACAAAAATAGTACAACCAACATTGGTAATGTTTCTAACACTGTAGTTTCCAGTGATGTCTCTCTCTTGTGGTGTTACAACTACAACAGGCGCACTTTTAAATGCTCTGTCGAAAGTTACACTAGCACTTCCATCACCTGAACCAGCGATAGTTACAGATGCTGTTCCTTTTTGTATATTCTGGGCCTTTATGTACCCTGAATGCCATCCAAATCTTCCCATTCATATTTTCCTCCATTTAATTACGGTAATTATTAAGCCTTGGATGTCCCTGGGAAAACCCCAGGGACCAACCTCAATGCAAGGTAACCACCAAACCTCATTTGTGTCTTAGTTAAAAAAAATTAAGACAAAAAATAAATTCGTTTATTCGTCTGATACGTCGATAAACACTATTGCGTCATCGTGGATGACTTTAGCTACATATGCTGTAGCCAATACAATAGTTGTTTGTTTTCTCTCCGCTATTCTTGCTACTTCGATTTCTGGTTCCATTCCCCAAATTAAAGCACATGCTTTTTTGGCTTTCATTAGAACACAACGAGACATAGCAACAGCAGCAGTACTTCCATCCGGTGCAGTTCCTGAAGCAGCTGCAGTTTCTATATTAGTAGTAACTACAATTCTACATCCAAGATATTGCCCAATTTCACCGTTCTGTATAACAATAGAACTTCCGTACTCAGCAGCGTTAACAAACTGAGGGTCTCTTCTGAAAGTTTCTTCTTGTGCAGGACCGATGAAAAGAACAAACGGGTCATCAGATGTATTTGACCAAGGGTTTTTTACAACACTTGATGATACAGCTTCAGTACCAGTTTTACCACTAGAACCATCTCTATAGTGTTGTTTAGTATCTTTCAGATATCTAATAGCTTTCGCTACTAAATCTGTTGTGATAGTCTCTCCAGCACTAAGAGTTGCGGCACTAGTTGCATCTCCTCCGAACAAAGTTTGAGCACCACGTGCATTTCCAGCAGCAGCAGCGCATACAGCGTCACCAACTGTTGTTGCAACGTGATAATCGACATTATCTCCTATTGCGTAACTTAACTCTTCTCTAGCAGCTTCCAATAAATTTACTACGTTAGTTCTAACTGAATAGTCTGTCATAGTAAATCTAGCAGTTCTCCAAACAGGTGTTCCAGTAACACTATCTAAATTATCTAAAGATGTGTTTGAAATATCTGATGTTGTTGCTTCTCCAGTATCAATAGTCATGTCTCCTCTACCTAAATAATGTGTTCTCTTTGGGATAACTACATCTTTAGTTCCAGGTGCAGCGTACATTACTTTCACAAAATTAGCGAAAAATAATTGTTTCTGCGCAGCATCAACTACTTCTTTTGTAAACTCAGCAGGTGTTAACCCGTAAGATGTAAAACCACTACCTTGAACTGTTGACTGTTGAGTTTCGTTAGCCAGCTCTATAATTGATAAATCTTCTTTCTTCATCGTATCGATTTTAGCAAGGCTTCACTCAGAGCTAATATTCCGTTAGAATGTCTATCTGCTCTAGCACCAATAGATTTCAAATCCTGTACTGAGAAAGACTTAGGAGTTTTATCCTTTGCCTTAAGTTCAGCAACCTCTTTCTTCAGTTGAGCCAATTCAGACTCTACTGCAGGTTCTTCAGAAACTTCCTCAGATTTCTCTTCAGAAACTTCTTCTGGTTTTTCTTCTGATTCTTCAGCGTTTTCAGATTCCTCAGATTTCTCTTCAGATTCTTCTTCAACTAACTCTTGCTCAAGTTTTTCAACTCTTGCAGAAAGTTTTTCGATAGCAGAACGCATAGAACTCAATTCCTCCGATTCTTTAGCTTCTTTTCTTCCACCACTTCTTCTTTAGATTCTACAGGTGCTTCTTCTTTAACCTCTTCAACGATATCAGCTTTTTGCTCTTCTTCTTGCATTTTGTTGACCTCCTTTTCAATTGTATAAGTATCTTCTTGGGAAAGCTCTTTAGTCTTCTTCAATAATGTAGCCTCTCTTTCTTTATCTTTAACTTCTGCAAATTCATAACCACTCATAAAACCACCAAAAATATTAAGTTCTTTTTTCTTAAGTTCTGAAAGATTAATATATGCTTTTTTACAAGCAGGGTCATCTACTACCGAGAAGTTATTAAATGTAAAATTTACAAAATTACCTTCAGGGTCTTCTACCCCCAAAACTCTTGCAGAAATTCCGAACTTTGCCTTGAGAATAAGAAGGTTTTTAATCATCTTTTCATCCCATAGTTCCAAGTCTCCGATAAGGGCCCCCGTATCATCTAACCTTAAATTACGCACATACCCTAAAAGAGAGTCAACAGATTGCGTATGGTCTTTAATTAATTCGTAATTTTTCTTATCATTCCAGTTAGTAAGATAAAAAGCTTTGGCAATTTCTTCTTTAGAAAATTCTAATCCGTTCCAGTTCCCTGGGGCCAATAAAACTTTGTCTTTAATAGTGGTTGGAATACTTAAATTTTTCAAATCAAAGTCAGAATTCTCATTAACTTGTTCAGTCTGTGCTGCTAACAACCGCAATTCCATAATTTACATAATCTCAATTAATATATAAATGTTTCTATATTTACATAAATATATAGATATTTAGGCAACCAAAATAAGGTCTAATTGATTAATTGGGGCTATGTGGCCCATTTCGCGAGAACCCAATTCCATCACAACTTCCATGTGTTTAGTATACAATTCTGAAAAGGTCCAATCAAAATTATAACCCTCTTCTAACTTCTTCCAAAGAATATGTAACTTGTCGTGAAAATAAATTAGTTTCTCTGCGGACAGGTCTTGGGCCTTATCCCTTTTACTGATACCTTTCGGGTATTCAAAGCCTCCTCCCATTATTCTTTATCCTCCTCTTCTTCTGTTTTATCTTCATCTTCTTTATCTTTCTTTTCATCTTCTTCTGGTTTCTGGAAGAAAGGATTGACTGGTTTCTCTATTTTCCTATTGAGGTCCACATTTAAGTCTTCAGAAGTAGAAGCATATTCTCTTATCTCATCTGCCTCGATAGCCCCGGAACTAACATAAGCAATAAGTCTTTTAGCTTTCTCGTTCTTTTCTTCTGCCTTAATATCCCCCCAAATTAATTTTGGTAGGTCTTTAATTGTTTTTAAGTTAGTTTCTCCTATTCTACGGATAATATATTTCTCGAAATGTGCTACTGTTTTTTTAATAACATATTCAAGGGTTAGCTCCATAATCTGTTGCTGGTTATTTAAAGTAGCCCTATTTGTTGCTTCTCCAGCTCCAGTAGCAAAAGCCATAGGCATTCCCGCAGCTGCTGCCTGATTAATTCTAAGATAGTCTAAAACATTATCCACGATGTCTGACTGCTTTACTTCCAATGGAGCAACCTTTACGTAATCGGGAAATGCAAAATATCTATCGTGTTTAAGATTTGCAAGTTGGTCTACCACATCCGTAAGTTCTTGAGTTGTTGCTTCATGAGTTTCGTTTCCTACACTAGCAATAACCGGATAAGTTCCTCTAGTATAAATTGAATTAGTCTGAGCCTCTTCTATCTTTATCTTTCTAAGGGTAGAAAGGTATGCGGGACTAATTATTCCTGTACCATAATATCTATCTCCTACTGCATTTATTTTAAAGTGAGCAATTCTCTTAGGTAAAAAGAAAACTTGATTAGATGAAAGACTAACCATTCTGGCATATTGTTTGGGGACCTCGTCTCCGGGATTGCTTGGTCTAGTTCCAAGAGGAAGATTTAAAACATACCCTATCGGTTTACCATACATATCAATAGCCACATTCCCTTGAGAATCTTTAGCAAAGTCCATTTTTCCAGCCATTAAATTTTTCAGGTCAACAATCTCCGTATCATTTTGATTGTAAATCAATTCTACATAAGCATTACCATACATTAATTCGTCCTGAACGATATACTCCAATAGCTCTTCCGTAGTTACTTCTTCTCCAATGAAACCGATGTTTTCAAAGAATTCATCATAATACTTTTGTATTCTCAGTTTAGGTGAATAGAATTTAAATCCGGGATGCATTATTAATTGTACTTGTTTGTTAACAATATTAAAAGTAGTTGGGTCTTGTGTATAAACCGCATCAATAGCTTCGGGATTAACCCCCTTATTTCCCTTACTAGCCACAACTCCTATCGGACTTCCAGCAGGTAAACTTAATCCTTTAGCAAGATTAACTGCTCTTTCAGTCCCAAGATATTTTGCAAAAATTCCCATCCTTATCTAAACCAAAGCCTCCTTAACATTCCAATGAATTTATTATCAATTACCCAAACTCCCAGGCCAAAAGAAATCCAGGAAAACAAAGTAAATGGGAAACCGAACAGTAAAAAGAAAGCATTTAAGCAAAGCCCATAGATGGATACGTAACCTGCAAAATTGGTAATTGCATGAAAATCTTCGCTTTTTTTTAACTTTTTTATGGAATCTAGAGACTTATTTCTATAAAAAACCATTTTATTTCGAATATTCTTAAGTAAGGCCATGAGTTTATATATCTAAATTAATATATAAATGTTTCTATATTATGAACGACTAATCCCTATACAAGAGAGCTTTTTCATCTTTGATGCCTCCTGCACAGCCATAGCAATGCTAATAGCAATATCATCATGACTGGCCTTAGAAGCCAAAATCTCTCTACCCGTCTTATCACTCTTCTGCCTTCTAAAACCCAAAAGCTGTCTGGTCAATTCATCTGTTAACTCCATCGCTTTTTTATCAGTCCTCTTTCTTGGAATTATTAGCCCCTGGCCTTCAATAACATTAGCCAAGCTATTTATTAAAAGTGTTCTTGCTGCAGAATGAAAATTCTGGGGGATAACACTTACACCAATTGAACGTAGGTCATTTATCACCATGGTTCCCATATTGGATGCATCTGCTACTATCTTTGTAGGTTTATCTCCCTGGAAGGTATCATATAATTCCTTAAGGCGTCTAACCTTTGCAGGTCTTGGAAATCCCTTATGAATTTCGATATGTTTCAGAATACACTGGTCGTCCACTCTTTCAATTACACTAAATGCATCATAGTCTGCTCGGGGCCCTTTAGAAATGGCAAAGTCCGCCCCAATAAAATATTGTGCTCCAGGATTTATTTCTGTACTAAATCCCTGGGCAATGTCATAACATTGATAAATATATTTTAAAGAGAAGATTGTATCTTCTGCTTCAGTCATAATGTTACACATATAATTTTTCTGGAATGCATTCTCTCCCATTTCCTCTCTCTTATTCATAAGGTCTTGTATAGAAAATCTTTCTGGCCAAATACAAATCCCTTTGTCCAGAGGTTCTTCTTTAGGCTTTCCGTTCTCATCTACAATGGCAACTGTTTTAATGTAAGGGGTATTTGGGTTTCTTGACTTTATTGTTCCAATTAACTTGGCTGGTCCCTCAGGAGTAGTTATTAAAATAATCTTTCCTCCAGGGTTCATACGGGAAGTCACATGGTCAAAATAAATTCCCACCTCATCATAAGAATCTGCTTCATCTAAAATCGAAAGGTCTGAACGATAACCTTTAATATTAATGGAGTAGGGAACATTTGCAATCCAGCATCCGTTGGTTGTTCTTATTTCCTGTTTATTCCAAGTTCTATTAGAGTCTGTTGGAATAAGCTCCCGGAGAAATTCGTTATCATCAATGTAACCTTTCATTCTCTGGAGAAGATTTCCTTCAGCCTGTTTAATTGTTTTAGAAATTAATAAGACTTTTTTATTCTTATTATTCCAAACAAACCATAAGGGATAGGCCACTCCCATAATCTCTGTTTTAGAAAATCCTGAAGGAGCTTCAATAATAAGTCGATGGTGATTTTGGGCGGCATAAAACCAGTCTAATTGGAAAGCATGAATTCCCCCCAACTCCGTTATGTTTAACATCCTTTCACAAAAAAACTTGAAATCTACCTTACATCGAGTAAGGAAGGTAACAATATTTTCATCACCAAGAATTTCTTCCTTAGTCCGCATTAGTAAATATGAATAATTGCCTATCCTTAAACTCTTCTTGCTTTGCGTCATTCCATTGGGCCACAGGCCTTAGGTATCCACAAACTCTCGAATAGACTTCACATTTAGTTCGTTCCCTCATTTGATATCTCCATTTTCTTTTATTTTCTCATCCTCATAAGGATTAAGTTCCCTTCTTCTCAATTCTTCTGCAGCATCAATTAACGAACTGATAGCACTCGAGATATGAGTATAACTCTTCCCTTTTAATTGGATGTAACGTTTAGCGAGAACATATAATAAGTAAGTTAAGTCTCCTTTAGAGATATCCCTACAATTTTCCATTTTCAATAGAAACTCTTGAAATGTAGGGTTAAACTTTTCTCTATCTTGTAATGTGGTGTATGGCATATTTCTCAAACTCCTCCTTATTTTTAAATATTTTTTTAGCTAACCCCTTAATCCACGGATGGCCGGAAAGTGAATTTGTGATAACGTATGTTGGTTTTTGGAGAATTCGTGAATTGTAAAAAACTTCCATAGGAGTTCCCACACTCATTTTTTGTGGTTCCATGAATGCCACAATTCCATCGGCATGCTCTATTTGTCTCAGGTCTCTTTCTACTATGGTCAACCCCCCAGAAACCTTTTCAATCGTTCTTGGTTCTAATAACCCTTCATCAAATCTTTGAATATCATCTCTACCCTCTGCATCATAAAAAGGGTTCTGTAATTTTATGCCCGTTCTTTTTTCAAATTCCAATTCCCACTCTCTTATCTCTTTCCTCATTGTTAGGGGATGAGCTAAGTATAATTCCACACTTCCGGGGACATAGATTTTAAGCCTTTCCATTTTTCTCCTTTAATATTTCAAATAAGTATCCCATAGAATTAAATATTACCGCACATAAGGCCTCTTCAGTTCCCTCACGACTTTTAACTCCCCTATGCTCTTTCCACCAATCCATAAAATGTCTCCAACCAGATTTCATATAGGCATCTTTAGGAATACCTTTCTGCCAATTATCACTATCTCTAAGTTTACCATCACTTTGAATTCTATGTTTATGCATATATTCTGCAAACCTCTCGAGAACTAAAGGGTGAATGAAACCTTCATAATCTAATTTATTTAAATCTGTATCTCGCACTGCTCCTGTTTCAAATACTCTTGTTTTTTTATTCATTGAAATAATCTCCTTAACAAACCCTTCCGTTTAAACAAAGGGCAAGTTCCTTTTCTATTAACCTGATTACAGTATGCAACTGATTCCTCAGATTCAGTATAATCTAATACCCTTTCATTCTGACAAACTAACTGAGGTAAGGATACATAGTCTGGGTCCTGCATAATACTATACTTACAATCTTGACATCTCCTTATTGGAATAAGGAAATCTTTATTGTCGCTGTTCATTTTAGTCATAAGCTGGATAAAAGGTAGGATTAAATTTACTTATCCCTTCTTTACCCAATTGTAATCTGACTATCCAAAATCCCTTGTGTGCAGGTATCTTTTTTCCTCTCATCCAACTAGTCTGTCCACAAAGGGTCCCTCCCTCTATTCCGTGAATATTTCTATTGAACATATAAAGGGCTTTATGATAATGCCCCTCAACTAATATTTGGGGTTTATGGCCACCTTCAAAGGCCTCCATTGCCTTCTGCATTTTATAACTTACCGCGTAAGCGGTCCCGTCGCTGGGGTGAAAGAGTTTCATTAAAACCTTTGGGGCTAATTGAATGTCTGCCTCTTCATCTCCTAAGTGAGTATAGTTAGGAACTCTTAATTGTAACTCTTTTCCAACGTCCATCCCTCCGTTATTTTTCTTCTTATACCAAAGGTCGTGATTTCCGTTTATACCAAAGACTTCAAACCCATGCCAATATTTCTTCATTAAACGTTCAGCCTCTTCAATTTGATTTTGAAATCCAATATGACTAAGTTCATATACCTGACCTTCCCTTCCAGACATTCCCTCGAGGATGTCTCCAGCATGATAAACTCTTTTTATTTTATTCTTTCTAAAAACCTTTCCAGCAGACTCAAATAGGGCTTCATCGAATTTCTCTTGCCCTATATGAGAATCTGCCACAATCCCAAATGCTATTTCCCTACGGCTAGTTGAGTGATTATAAATACGAGAAGGTCTCCCTGGTTCAGGAGTCTTTAAGAGTATCTCTAGCTCTTTGGCAGTAAGACCAGATTTTGTAACAAGAGATAATATTTTTTTATCATTCCCTAGTTTATTTTCTAAAGCCATTATTTTTAATGCGAGTTTCTTCATAAGGAAGTTTTCCCTCGCCCAAATAAGATAGAATAAAAGACTATATAAATATTTCTAAACCAATTACAATTAATTATATAGTTATATATTTATATTATATTGCCCATCAATCATATTAATATTGCACACGATTGTATGATAGTAATCGGCAATTTTTATATATTCGTGAAATTGACATGACTATCCCCCCTTCCAAATCCTCTCTCCGTGAAACACTCCCAAGAAGTAAAGAAAAACGTAAAGAAAAACGTACAAAAAACGTAAAGAAAAACGTACAAAAAACGTACAAAAAAAAAATTGTAAAAAAAAACGTAAAGAAAAACGTAAAAAAATAAATATTGTTACTATTATCTAATGTTCATAAAGATTTATAAATAAGATTTGGTTCTGTAGAAGTATATAGAAATATAGATATATAGATGATACACAATCATAATAAAAATAAATTATGGTTAAGTTATTTATATAAGAAATGGGGTATAAG